GTTGAAGACCATGGCAACACATCAGAAAAGATTCTGATTCTATCAGATGATAAGGATCATATTCAACTTCAGAAATATCTCAACGTTAAGCAGTATGCTCCGATCAAAAAGAAGTGGCTGTCTTCTAATGATCCAGAGATGTTTCTGCGTGAGCACATCTTGACTGGTGATCGAGTGGACGCCATTCCTAATTTCCTATCTAAGGATGATGTGTTCCTCGTTCCTGGTGCTCGTCAGAAGAAGTTGATGAGTAAGAAGTTAGACGAGTGGAAGCAATACAAGGATCCTGCCGAGTTCTGCGATGAGGAAATGCTTCGGGGCTACCGCCGGAATGAGCAGCTAATCTCTTATGATAAGATCCCAGCAGATCTCAAGGATCAGATCCGAGAAGCGTACAAAGCTCAGCACGGTAAAGATCGCTCTAAGCTGTTCAACTACTTTATTCAACACCAACTCAAACACCTAATGTCGGATGTAGGCTCTTTTTAATGGAACGTAAATCAATTTCTTGGATTCTCGACTTTGCTAGTAAACTTTCTGATGAAGAAAAGGTTAAATGCTTAGTCGCCAACCCTTCTCTTGCTGATATTTTTAGACTAGCTTACGATCCACAACTCCAGTGGGTCCTACCGGAAACGGATCCTCCATACAAGCCGTGCGAATACCCTAACATCGATAACCAATTCTACTCGCAAATCAAGAGGCTGTATCTGTTTCTGCGGGGTGGTAACGATGGCATGAATCAGATTAAACGGGAGAGGTTGTTCATCGACATCCTGGAGACTATTGCTCCAGGTGATGCTAAACTATTGTTGGCTCTAAAGAACAAGACACTACCTGAGCAGAACCTACCTCTAACGAAGGACATTGTCCTTAAAGCTTTTCCCGGACTATTCTAATGCGTTACGACCGCTACTACCAAGAAGATGAGGAATATGATCATATTCCTAAAAACGACAAGCGGAGTAAACGCGATCGGCAACGTAAACGTCCTAAATACGACGACGATGATTATGAATGGGATGATGATTAATGCCCCTATATGAGCTGTATAATGCAGACTCCGACGAGTTCTTCGAGGAGATTATGTCCTGGGACAATCTTCAAACCTTTCTTTCTGAAAACCCCCACATTGTTCTTCCACCAGCAGCTCCACGAATTGTTGATGGTATTGCTGGAGTTACATACAAGAACGACTCCGGCTACAATGAAATGATGCAGCGGATAGCTACCGCTAACCCATACTCCCCTTTGGCGGAGGAGCACGGTTATAAAGGCGTCAAGGAATCTAAGACTCGAGATGCGGTCCGCAAAGAACTACAGAGGCGGAACCGTTAACTTTTTTGATTGTGAACATTGTGAGTTATTGAAAACCTAGGAGCACTAATGTCAGATCGCTCAAACCGTTTAACTCGCCGCCAACAGAGACTTTCTGAGAAGACGACTCAGAAACCTAAAAGAGAGAGGGAAGTTAATTCCTCCAACCTGCAACTGAAACATGTTGCCCCCGTCACAGATAATCAAAGATTAATGTTTGATTATTATGAAGAGGGTGGTCTAATTACCGCCCACGGGTTTCCGGGTACAGGAAAAACCTTTTTATCAATGTACTTAGCTCTTCGTGATGTTTTCGATAAAAGGACTCCTTATAAAAAGCTTGTGATTATTCGATCTGCACAACCATCTAAGCAAATAGGTTTTCTCAAGGGATCAGATAGAGAAAAGATCGCTGTTTACGAGACTGCTTACAAGGCTCACTGCACCAAATTGTTTGGTCGAGGAGATGCCTACGAGGTGCTAGTGAATAAAGGATACCTAGAATTTCAGTCCACATCTTTTCTTAGAGGTACAGAGATCGAGGACTCGATTGTTCTAATCGATGAAGTACAAAACTTATCTTATCAGGAAGCGAAGACCGCTATTACCCGAATTTCAGGAGAGAGTAGACTCATAATAGCTGGGGATACTAAACAAGACGATTTAACATCCGAAAGGTTCAATGAAACTTCGGGGGTGTCCACTCTAATGGAAGTTTTGAATAGAATGCCTAGTGCTAAATTTATTCAATTTTCCCTTGATGATATTGTCAGACATGGTTTGATTAGAGAGTACATCCTAGCTGAGCATCAGCTAGGATTAGTGTAGTTTAGCGAGTTGGAAACGGATGGTATCTGCAATGTATCAATATATATTCTGGTACCATCCGTTAGTACAACCTTTTTCCGGTTTCCATTAGGAGCCTTCAAAACTATCTGGTCGTTAGTTTTGAAGGCTGGCTTACCTAAAGAAACCACTTTGGATTTCAAATCGTATAGTAGACACTCTTTCAGAGGATAAACATCGTAACAGTTAGGAGGAATTGGTAATTCTTTCTTAATGTTACCCAAACTAATCCCCTCCTCACTCCATATCCTCTTCCCTCCTTTTTTGCATTTTGGATCAACGAGGTTTGGGTTATCTCTGGCTACTAAAACGTCCTCTTTCACATAACCACAAGTACTAACATTGAAAAATAATTTGGTGTAATCCCTTCCATCGTTCTTCCTTCTCCGCCGCGAATCTTCGAGCTTGAGCTGCTCGCTTCTACGTTTTCCTGTATTAGCCTCTGATATCTTTCTTTTCGTTTCGGGTGCCATGGTCTTCAACAAGAGTAGCAATAATATCATCAGCCTCTGCAGCCTCTACGTGGACAACTTCATACGGGAATACATCCTTCAACTCATCACGAATGGTTGAAAGCATATTGAATAGTGCCACCCAGTCAATCTCGCTACTCTGACGTTGCTTCTGACGAGTTCCTTTGTAATATGGGAACACGTCCTTGCGCCAAGAACGACGACCATCTGCAGCAATGACAATCTTACCGTACTGCTCGCCAAATTTCTGCTTATACGAGCGGAGGTTATTGAGAATCATATGGCGAAGCATATCGATTTCGATTGGGGCATTCGTGTGATTACCAAGATTAGCAAAGACTGAGCTGATTACAACCTGGTTAAAGTCAACAAGTAACATGGGTTATTCACTTTCGAATTCTTCATCATCAAACATATCATAAGCAAAGTCAAGTAGGGGGTGGTCAATATCCACGGAATCCAACATGGCTGCTTTGATAGCCTCAGCCATGAACAAAACGGATTCAATCTTATCTGTTTGCCCCAAATCAAACCCCTCTTCCCCAGCGATCTGAAAAATCATCTGAAGAATGTTGTCAGAGATATACTCAACATGGTCGATTCTGGTTTCTTGAACTGAGCTAATCAGCTCTTCCATCGATTGGGGAGGAGAGCCACGCTTCCCCTTTGGGAAGATTACAACGTTATTTGTCAACGTACAACTCGCAAAATGATTGTCGAGGTATTTATACGTGTCACCGGATCCAGTTTGGTTGATTTGATCTGCTCTTCGATTTTCTTCAATGCCACTTTGCCTGCTTTCAGAATTGAGCTTGAAATAGTTTCAAGCTTGCTAGCTCGCTTCGACCAGGATCGCTCCTCGTCAACACCCACAATGGTAGTACCTTTGACCTGCAATCCTGCTGGTCCAAGAGCACTCAAACAAGTGACCTTATTATACTTCGTGTTAATAGTCCACACCTGCTGCGCCCCAATGATCTCCGTAGGGTTAACGGAGACAATCTTGAGCTGGGGAAAATCTTTTTGATACTGGAAATTCTTAACTAGGTCAACTAACGGCTTAGTCTTTTTAGCCTTGGGCTTTCGGACTTTAACAACCTTTTTGTTCCCCAGATATCGGTTGAGATCGCTAATCAGTGTATCCCAGAACTTGCGTTCCACTGAAAGCCTTTTGCCGTACGCAGCCTTGATGTCAGCATCGCTGGAATTAATCTCATCGGCAATTTTGGTATAATATTCAAGCAAATGCGTTGCTGCTGGCGCCGAGGCTTGATTCCCAACCAGAAATTCATACATAGAGTTTCTATCATCAACAACCTTTGACTCAGCCTCAGCAAGCAAATCATGACTCTTTCTCAGAGTGCGATCACGAATAGAGATGGTGTTTTTCGGAGCAGTCGACTCCTCTGGCTTCTCTTTGTCCTTGGTTGCAATAATTTGTGCAACCCGATCATTGAAAAACGCTTGGGACTTTTCTGGTAGCGTGTTACCATTCAGCATCATACGAGCCTGCCAACCTGTAGTTGTGGGGACGGCCCATTTAGGAGCCCTTAGTACACCAGCATACCGACTCTTGTCTTCTCGTTTGAGGTATTCAAGCAGCCAGTTTCGAGCCTGTTCCTGATCACAAGAGTACGTATACCAGTTGAGACACACGGTGTAATCTTTACCCGTAATATCAACAGGTTCGTCACCAATGTACTGAAAATCGATAGATTTCACAGCCATCCTGGTGAGAGTCTTCGGTTTTTTCTTAATTTGTCGGATTATCGTTTTTTTGGCCATAATTACCCCTTCAAATCAAGCATATATTACACCGAAAGTCGGCTCAACTGCTATAAGACCACTTTTGTGCTGGTAGAGACCGATCGGACACTGATTCGATCAACCACTGGAGAACATTAGCCCACTGATGCTGCCTAATATTCCAATTATAGAACACGTTGGCATAGGACTGCATTGATCTGGTTTGATGGTTGCCGTATTGATTGTAGTTGATGATCGCTTCTCGAAGAGCGGAATGAAAAACCTGAGCGTGCATTTGCTGATCTTCATGCCACTGATACATCATGGTCCAATTTGAAGCAGTTTCATAGAGAGCTCCATAATTTGGGTGGACACATACAAGACCAGCAGACATAGCCTCCATTAGGCAGATACAGCTAGTCTCCATCCATGTAGACGGGTAAGCCATAATATGTGTGGACTTTAAATGCTCCCGTATCACCTCATTGGGCTGAGTGCCGTGATATGTTGATGGAGGACTTTCTCCAAACATATCCCTCGGACCAAAGCTTACCCCTCGTTATTATGAATGGACAAAAGTTCAATGACCACCGAGCTCTCAAAGAACACCTCCTCAACCGACCTGGTATGCTCCTCGGCTGAGGAGCTTCGTAGTTATCTTCGGATTTGTGTGGTAACAATTGAATTCACCAAGATGGATGGCTCCACTCGCATTATTAATGCCACACTACAGCAGGACCAGGAATGGTCACCCATGGATTCTTGCCAGCCTTCCAAGCCTGACGCTTGAATGTTTCCTTGGTCAGGACATCTACACCCAGGCGGACCGAGCGAAGAGTGCTTGCTGCAACATTTCGGCCAGTACCCTTGGAAACATACTTCTTACGCGTCTTAGTAGCCATAATCTCTTGTACCTCTTTCAATTGTAACAGATGGTAGTAGGGTTCTATCAATCACTTCATAATCAATGTGGGTAGTACCAATTTGCTTCAGAAATTCAAACACTGTATCAACATCATAGTCTTTACAACTGTAAAGATCAAACCGATAATACGATCTGTCAGCGACCCACCAATGCC